GACACCAGCGCGTTTAACGTCGGGGACATTCTGTACGCCAGCCCGACAGTGGCCGGGGCGTTCACCAACGTCAAGCCTACCGCGCCGAACAACGTGATCCCGCTGGCCGCAGTGCTGATTAAGAGCGCCACAACAGGCGTCATCTTTGTGCGGCCAACGATTGAGCAGGAGTCGTACTACGGCGAGTTCACCCGCACCACCAACCTGAGCGCCGCGGCGATCGACACGGCGTACCCAATCGCGCTGACCAACACTGAGGTGGCTGGCGGGGTGACTCTGACCGGCTCACCGACTGACCGGCTTCAAGTCCCGCAGTCGGGCCTGTACCAGTTCTCGGCCCGGTATCAGTTGTCGTCTACCAGTTCGTCCTTGAAAAACGCGCGGTTTTGGTATCGGTTAAACGGCGCAACCGACTTGGACCACAGCACCGCTATCGTGTCAGTTGACTCCAACAACGGGTACGCCACAATATCAACGTCCGAAGTCGTTTCATTGGCGGCAAACGATTACATTCAGTTGATGTGGGCGGTTGACAATACTGCACTCTCGCTGTCGGCAGTGGCGGCTACGGGTTACGCACCTTCCGCTGCTTCTGTGTGGGTGGCAGTCACTCAGGTTCAACAGTAAGAGGACACTATGGCGGTCAGCCTTTCCTTGTACGCGGGCGCAGGCGCTCAGTTTTTCGACAACAACGGTGTGCCGCTCAACGGCGGGCTGATATACACCTACGGCGCTGGCACCACCACGCCCGTGTCGACGTACACCAGTTCGTCTGCGGTTACCAACAACACCAACCCCATCGTGCTGGACAGCGCTGGCCGCACACCAGCGCAGATTTGGGTGACGGCAGGCGCGTCGTACAAGTTCGTGCTGCAGACGTCTACGGGCGTGCTAATCAAGACGGACGACAACATCTACGCTTCGTATGAGTTGACCAAAGAGGTCGGCGTCACGGTCGGCCAAGGCGGCAACCAGATCGCCACCAACGTGGCGGTCGGCAACACGGCGCTGGACTCCAACACGACCGGCACCAACAACACCGCGACCGGCTACGACGCGCTGACGGCCAACACGGACGGCATCCAGAACACGGCGGTCGGCGCTTCGGCGTTGGACGCCAACACGGGCGGCGACTACAACACGGCTGTGGGTTACAGCGCGCTGACGACTGCCACCACGGCCAACTACAACACGGCGGTTGGCTACCGGGCGCTGAACGCGGCGTTGACAGGTGCTGGCAACACCGCGCTCGGTAGCGACGCGCTGCTGCTGGCCACGGGAGCCAACAACACGGCCATCGGCTACTTGGCGGGCAACGCGCTGACCACGGGGTCCAACAACACGATGATCGGTCACGACGCTGACGTCTCGTCGGCCACGGTCAGCAACGAGGTGACAATCGGCAATAGCAGCGTCACGTCGTTTCGCATCCCTGGCCTGACGCTCACGTTCAGCGTCAAGTATTTCAATCACGGCACGCTGACGGTAGCTACACTGCCGGCTGCGGCCACTGCTGGCGCTGGGGCGCGGGCCTTTGTGACCGACGCCAACGCCACGACGTTCGCGTCGATTGTGGCCGCAGGTGGGGCGAACGGCGTTCCTGTGTACAGCGACGGCACCAACTGGCGCATCGGGTGAGGTAAAACATGGCAATCGATCTTCGGTCTGTTGACTGGTCTAAAGGCTCGCAGATCATCAATGGCATAACGTATTCACCTGTGTTTGAGGGTCAAACTGCGGGCGAAGGCGGCGTCATGGAAGGTGGGTATTTGGCCTACATCCAGCGCCACACCCCCGGTCAGAACACCTATGAGACGCTTGACCCGACAACGGGGCAAGTAATTGGTACGTACGAAGGGGAAAAAGATCGCGGATTCTTTGGTGGTTTGGTAAGCCACGCCGGCAGCATTGGTAAGGATGTGGCGCCGCTGGCGTTGGCCGCTCTAGGTGTCAATGCTTTAGGCGCAGGGTTGGGGCAAGCCAGCATTTTTGGCCCGGGTGCTGCTGCCGGGGCTGGTGCTGGTGCTGGTGCTGGTGCTGGTGCTGGTGCTACGAACCTGACGCCCGCTGCGCTGGAAGCCGCCATTGGCACGCCAGGCTACGGGTACAACGCTGCTGCTGCCGCGTCGGGCATCACGCCGTCTGCTGGCTTTGCAGGCATGTCGGCTGCTAATTTCGGTATGACTGGCGCGCAAACCGCCGCGTATGACGCAGTTATGGCTGCTGGCGGAACCGCCGCAGACGCATTAGCTGCGGCTAATCTTGCCGCAACGCAAATTGTGCCGCCCGTCGTCACGCCTCCGGTTGCACCAACCCCCACCGGCACGCCTTCTAAACTGTCTACGGCGCCCTTGACGACGGTGCTGGACACGCCTGCGGCTGAGCTCGCCGCAACGCCAATTACGCCGCTTGTTACGCCGACTATTACGCCGCCGGTTATCCCCCCGGTAGTGCCCGGCGGCACACCCGCTGTTGCAACAACCGCCGCGACGACCGCTGCCGCCAACGCTGCCACCGACCCGTTCGCATATTTGTTGCCGGCCATTGGCTCATTGATCAGCGGCTACACGCAGGCGTCCACAGCCAAAGAAGCGGCGCAAACAACTGCCGACGCAACTAAGCGTGCGGCAGAGCTGCAAAAAGAAGCGTCGGACAAAGCGCTGGCGCTTCAGCAGCGCATGTACGACGAAGCGGTTTTGCGGCAAAAACCGTTCTATGAAGCAGGCACCAACGCGCTTGCGCAAATGCAAAGCCGTACAGGCAGCATGCCCGCCGCGTTTCAATACTCAGGTGCTATTCCTGGGTACGGCGCACCTCCTCCCGCAAAGATGCCGGCGTTGCCGGACAACTGGCAAACTTTTAGCCCGCAAGCCAAGATCAACTGGTTTAACGCCAACGCGGTTACTCCTGCAATGCTGGCGCAAGCTGGCGTTCCGCAAACTGACGTTGACTGGATGCTGAAAAACGGCTACCGAGGCGCCGAGTTTTCTACTGCAGCCGCTAACGCAACAGCGGCTGCTGCCGGCGGCGGCGCGGCGTCTTGGTACGCGGGCTCTCAACCTGAAGCGTTCAAGTACACCGGCGCTCAGCCCGAGGCGTTTAACTACACCGGCGCTCAACCTGAAGCGTTCAAGTTTCGCGCCGAAGATTTGCAAGTTGATCCTGGCTACGGTTTTCGTCTTAGCGAAGGGCTGAAGGCATTGGAGCGCAGCGCAGCCGCGCGTGGCGGTCTGCTCAGTGGCGGCACGGGCAAGGCGCTGACTCGTTACGGCCAAGAAATGGCGTCGCAGGAGTTTGGCAACGCTTTCAATCGTTCGCTGACACAGTACAACGCCGCCACGCAACGAGAGCAAGAGGCTTATGGCCGAGCGTTGACTGGCTACGACGTTGGCCGTCAACGAGAGCAAGAAGGTTACGCCCGCGCGTTGACCGGCTACGACGTTGGCCGCCAGCGTGAGCAAGAGGCGTATGGCCGTTCTTTGACGGGGCTGCAATTGGGCCGTGCCGCAGAGGCCGAGCAGTACAACCGCGCCATCACCAACTACAACGCGCTGCGTCAGCGTGAAGCTGACGAATACAACCGTCTGGCGGGGCTGGCGGGGTATGGCGGTACGTCTGCGCAGCAGTTAAACGCTGTTGGGCAGGGCTATGGTACACAGGCCAGCAACCTGATGGCCAACACCGCTACCAACCTCGGCAACCTTGCGGTGCAACAGGGCAACACGGCGGGCAACGCGCTGCTGGCGCAAGGCGCGGCGTATGGCAATGCGTTTGGTAACCTAGGGTACTTGGCCGGCCAGTACCTCGGTTATCCTCGCCCGTAAGGAACGGACATGGCACTCAACTTCGGCATCCTCTCGCAAGTTCCTTCGTTCGGCCAGCAGTTCGCAGCCGGCCAGCAGGCCGCGCAGGCGCAGCAGGAGCGCAACATGCTGCGTCAGGCGCAGGCCGAGCAGATGCAGTTCCAGCGCGAAAACATGCTGGCGCAACGTGAAGACCGAGCGGCGTTGACCCAAGAACGACAAGCGCGGCAAGCGCGTGCAGCACAACGCCAGCAATTCTTGAATGGCGCTGCAGAGGCGCTGGCACAAGGCGGTCAAAAACTTGACCGACCCACGCTTACAAAGGTGCTGCAGTCTGGCATTCAAGCAGACGAGCCGTCGTTGGTGCAGTTTGCAAGAGAGGGTTTGAAAGCGCTGGACGAGGAGGAGTTGTACCAGCGCGAGAGCCAGCGCCTAAGCGCCGCGCCTGGCGCTGCCCCTACACGCGAAGAAGTGCAGAACATGCTTCGCAGCCCAAGCCCTCGCATTCGTGAGCAGGGCAAAGCGCTGCTGCCGTCGTTGCCAACGCCTGAAAAGCCGATGGTTGTTGGCGGTAACTTGGTATCGCCTAGCGGTCAGGTTCTGTTTACCGCCCCGCGCCAGCCGCAACTGTTGACGCCGGAAGAAGAAGAACAGAAAAAACGCGTCGCGCGAGAGAGCCGCCCGCCGTTGCAGCCGCGTGAAGCAAAGGACGACCCCCGCGCGGTCGTCGCGTTTCGAGAAACGGATGCGGCGGGCAACGTCACGTTGCTTAACAAGTTCGGTCAGGTCATCACGCCTACCGCGCCTGTCAAGGGCAAGCCAAGCGCGACGTTTGAAAAGACCACGGCGCAGCGCAAGCAGCTTGGTCTGGATCTTGACCGCGCCATCACTGAACTGACCGACGCCACCAAGAAGGGTGGTCTGATTGACCAGTCCACCGGAAGCGGCGCAGGGCGGCTGGTGGATATTGGCGCCGGATTCGTTGGGCAAGCCACGCCAGGCGCTATCGCCGGAGGGAAACTTGCGCCTATTGCCGACTTGGTGCTCAAGATGGTGCCTCGGTTTGAAGGTCCGCAGTCGGACAAAGACACGACGTCATACAAGGAAGCTGCGGGCCAACTTGCAAACACTGCGCTGCCAAACGCGATCCGGAAACAAGCCGGGCTGGAAATTCTGCGCCTGATGAAGGAGCGCAAAGGCCAGTTTGTATCGGCTGA